TCTTCTATTTCCTCATCAGTCATATTATCTGCCATTCTTTTAGCATCTAACAACTGTTTGAGTTTTTCCACGGTGTTTTTATAATACTCTTTAAATTCACTATTAGGTTGAATAGTTGCCAATACATCTTCAGTTTTAATTGTAATAACATTTCTCTCAATCAACTGAACAGGCAACCAATGATGCATTACCAAACCTGCTTGTTTGCCATCTGATTCAATATCCACGGACATAGGTTCATGGATTTCATAACCGTTTATACCTAAATCAGTATATACTTCTCCAATGATATCTTCTCCACTTTTTAATCTTAGAATTTCTATCATTTTTTACCTTATTTTAGTTTGATGTAACTCTTTTTTCTATTTTCTGGACCAGATTCAACTAATGCAAAATTATTTTTTAATAAATCTTCATGAATAATATCATGTGGATAACCCATCACATCATCAAAAACAAACCATGTTCCTTCTACACTTCTTGGATAAAAGAATTCTAATTCTTTAAATAAACTAGGTGTATCATGTGGACCATCAAAAAATACTAAACTATATTGATTAATAATTTCTTTGTGGTTTCTATAAAATGGAACACCATCAGCAAATCTATTAAAGAACTCAGTATCTTCTAAACAAAAGAAAACGACATTAACTGGTTTGTTGGCCACATATCTATGAATATTTTCCCATGCTTCATTTCTCATCTGATTCGTATAATCAGTTACTATTTTATGTCCTTCAGCATCAGCATATTCGATGTTACCGTATGGATCCAAACAGACAACATTTCTATTAACATCTTCTGCATCTAACAAACCATCAATAATAAATTTTAGACTGCCGCCTCTACGAGTTCCAATTTCACATACGGCACCTGGAACATTTTTAATAGAGTTTGCTGCTCTGTATAATAATTGATAATCACCACTATCAGTTTCTAAATTAACGCTCATTGTTTTAATCCAATCTTATAAATCTTAAAAGGAAACTTCTCATCATTATATATCTTAGTTCTTTCCACGAAATGTTTTAATGTATAGTTCATGTGTTTTTTGTATCTGAGGTCGTCTGCGATATCGTAGAGGACTGCTTTTGTTTTTCCATCACTCTTTCGTAAGCCTCTTCCAATCGATTGCAAATTACGAATGCGTGATTTAGATGGTGACGCAAATATAATGTTATGCAAATTCCTAATATTAATACCAGTGCTAAAAGTGCCAAAAGAAGCCACAACAATTGCTCCATCTTCTTCCTCCATTATCTTTCTTATTTTCTCACGTTCATCAGTATCAACTCCACCATGAACAAAAAATACTTTTCTATTGCCTAACTTCTTTGTATCCTTTATCATATTATAGAGGATTTCTCCGTGTTTTTCAACCATTTGATACAAAACAAGTGTATTATTACCTAAGCTAACCGCCAGATTCTTAACAAATTTATTGCGAGATTCGTTAGAAATTAGATACTGAATTTCATCTTGATAAGTTTTTTCTTTATACTCTTTACATATCTCATCTGGATGTTTTAAAATTAGGCATTTAATTTCAAAGTCAGATACAACACCTTTATCCATAAGTTCTTTGGTAGTAATAAACTGTCTTGCTTTACCAAATAAACCTTCTAATACAAGTTTGTGTGTTTTGGTACCATCTAAAGTACCTGTCATACCAATACGATATTTGGCATTTACACAATTTGTTAAAATGGAAGTTAGAGATTGTGCTTTGAAATTATGTGCTTCATCGCCAATTACATAATCGAATTGTTCAAAATATTCTTTTGGCATTTTATACAACGATTGCCATGTAGAAATGGTGAGTGGTTTGTCCGTTTGTTTTTCTTTACCTTGGTAAATACGATGAACATATTTTTCCATCGAACCGTCATTGTAATCACCAAAGTCTGAGAATAACTGTTCAACCAATGATGTGGTTGGAACAATAACTAGACCTTTGAGATTTTGATATTGCCAAAGTTGTCTGAAGAATAGATAGGCAATTAATGATTTACCTGAAGATGTAGGTGATACCAATAACATTCTTTTGGATTGCATACCATGAACAAATGCTTCTAATTGATGTTCATTGACTGTTATTGGATTACCTTGTGAATGTAGATTTAATTCTTCTGTGAATTTTTTAGCATGATATAAAGAAAATTCATTCTCAATATCCACATCATTTAAATCTAATGTGTATTCTCTTTCTTCACAGAATAATTGTAAATAACTTATTAAACCGAGATAAATTTGATTTGTCTGTAAATTATACAAACGAATTTTTCCGTCCCATATTCTGTTTCTATATGCAGGAACAAATTGATAACCTGGAACAAAAAAAGTAAAGTATTCGGAAAGTTCTTTGGCTATATGTTTTTCACATATAATTTTGCCATAAACCTCGTTTACTTTACTTATTACTATATCTGTCATTTAATCATTTCAATCAAGACATCATCATACCAGTTATTAACACTTCGTAAATCGATAATCTTAACATCTGGTCTTAAATCTAGGTACATCTGTCTTTCTGAATCAATTCTCTGAACATCTTCAATAATGTAGATACCGCCTTTGTTTAACATTGGCCAAAGAATTTTAAATGTTTCGATTTGGTCTGGTGTTTCGTGTGAACCATCATCGATGATTACATCAAAGTTATTTAAACCTACGAATGTTTCTGGTTTAGTTGCATCACCATACCATAGGTGGCAACCATCAATATGAACACCGTGGTCTAGAATATCAACACCATAAATCTTATTGGCATTATGGAAGTATTCTCTCCAAATCTCAATACAAGACCCGTGATGAATACCAATCTCTAGGACGTTGTTAGGAGTGTTCCTGTATGGTTCTAGTGCTGTGTTATAGTAATGGTCTATATAACAATGCGTCCTGCCTTTATCCGATGGATAAGGGTGGTCTTTGATGTTGTTCTGATAAATTTCACTTAATGATAACATTACTGCCCTCCAATAAATTTTTCCCATGAAATAAAATCACGTAATTGCCATGTTCTTTGTTTCAACTCATTCATAATTGATTCAATAACAGAAACAACTTCTTCGTGATAAACTTTTTTTTCTAACAATTTAATCAAATCGTTATCTGCTTCTAAGTATGTAGACATGTCGGATTTGAGAACAAAAGGAAACGGTTCCCATCCGTGTTCTTCTAATTCGTCTTGTGATAACCTACCTGAGAAGTAATCTACTTTAATCTTACGCATACGGAGATAATCAAAATGTGCCTTCTTAGAGGCAATCTTATGTTTGGTAAGAATTGTGAGATATTTGTTATGTAACTTTGGAATGTTCAATAGTTCTTTACCAGGTTCTGTCTGGTCAATTTCCACATCACTTTTCCATAAATTTAAAATTTGTTCTAGATTTTCCATAATATTATCAATAGTTTAACAACTGTTTTACATTATATCATACTTTGTGTTAAAGTGTCAAGTATGTGTTATCAATTTAATGGTAAAAATTTATATCTTTCATAAACGAAATTTGCATTACCTATCATGATATCATCAGCGGATTGTTTAGTATCAAATGTCACATCCGAAATGGATACAGGGAATACATTGTAAAATTGAACTCGAACCACAGGATTATTCAAAGCATTTAATACCGTCAATGTGGCATCTGAATAATATTCTTTTTGTGGATTCTTTTGGAATGTTTGGTTCTGTTGAATACTTGTTTGATAGTTTCTTTCATCAGTACCTTCTGGACTGGCAAAAGAAAGGAACCATTTATAGATTTCTTGCCATGATTGCATTTCCTCATCAAGGTTAAAATCTATATTTAAATTATTATAGGCCAATTGATTACCTGGTGCATATACCATTAATGATGGTAAATTGATAGGTGCTTGACCTACAGAAACACCTGGTATATTTACCGATTGACAAAAATAGGTAACAGTTGGTATCCTACTAAACGACAACATAAACTTTGTCGGTTGTAAGTAATTTGTATTTTGAGGGGTTCTATTAATTGATGTCATATCTTTATTTAGGTCTCTATTTTAGTAGCTTTCCAACCTTTATATGAACCCCTTGAAAGGTTACCTTGGTCTAAATTATTTTCCCTACAAAATTTTCTTAAATTTTTTATCTTAAAAGATTCACCTTTAGGATTTGTTACAAACCATTCTGTAGATAAAGTTTCAGCAGCTATTGTTTTTTGGTGTTCCGATTGTTTAAAACCAATTACTTTAGAAACTCTTTTTTGTATGTGTTCTGGTGATTGTTTTAGTCCTGTTTTCATTTCACTAATTTGTTGTTTTGTTTCTTCTGTGTGTGGAAATCCTATACCATACTTTCTTAAAGAAGGATTATGGTCTTGTATATTAAAAGGTTGTGTCTTTAAACTGTTAAAAATATCCATAAGAACTTGATGTAATTTGAGTTAAAAAGAAAGGGACCGAAGTCCCTTTCCAAATGTTCCTCTTAACGGGAACTTAATGCATCACATTAGATTTTTCACACCGAAGATACGGTAGTAAACGTTCTGTTGAGCACGAACTACGCCGTCTGATGGGTTTAGACCTTGTGCGAATGGGTTTGCAACCATTCCATAACGTGTCTTGAAACCAATCTTAGGTTGGAAAGTGAACTGGTCAACTGCACGAACCATTTGTAGAGGAACGTATGGGCAGTAGAACAAACCAGCGTCATATGGTGATGTACCTTTGTAGCCTACAGTTACCAATTCTTGGTTAGATGTGTATCCACCGAAGTATGGGTCAATGTAAACTTTGATACGGCCATGTAACAAGCCAGCGAATGTGTTGCCAGTATCATCTACTTGCAAATCTGTTTGAAGAGCAGGTGTGTATGAAAGAACACCAGCCATAGCCATTGCAGATGCTACGTCTGAAGAAACAATCAATACGTTACCTTTTCCTCTACGAGTTTGCTTAGCAATTACGTTAGCATCACGCTCGATTTGGAAAATCAAACCTTTGAAACGCTCAACTGACCAACGGCCGTTTGAGTCTGTATCTAAGTCGAAATAACCAGCAGTTGTAGTACCATACTGAGCACCAGGTACAGCAGTATTGTAGATTGTGCGGATAACTTCACGGTTGATTTCAGCCAAAATTTCTGTTGAAAGAATGTTTGACAACTCTGTTTCAGCGTCAAGACCATGAATTGCCTTCAAGTCTTGTGCCAATTCTAATGAGTATTCAGCCTTCAAAGCACGAGATTGTGCAGTTACAGTAACTTTCTCAATAGAGAATGCCATTTGTTGGAAAGCAGAACCGTTGTCAGCACCTAAGAATTCAGCTTGTGCTGTTTGCATGCCGATACCAGTAGTAACGTTGTTAGCACCCATAGTAGCAACAGGATTGTTGTTTGTATCAGATGTTGAGTTACCTTTGAAACCGTAGTTGTTGTATGGACCATACTGTGAAGTATTACCAGAGAAGATTGTGTTAGCTTCGTTGTAGAAAGCTTCTGAACCTGACTGGTTACCATAACGAGCACGCATTGCGAAGATTAATCCTGTAGGACCTGTCATTGGCTGAACACCAGCAACGTCATAAGCGATTAAGTTAGGCAAAGCACGGCGTACCAAAGAAATCAAGATTGGGTCAAAGTTTTGGATACCAGAACCAGTTACGTTTGTAGGTCCTAAATCTGCAACTTCATTCAATGATTGACGGTCTTGCGCCATTGCTTGTTGTTGGTTTTCCAAAACAAGTGCCGTAACGGCTTTCTTGTATGGGTCTTTGATGGAGTCAAGTTCTGGATGTTCCAAAACAGGCTGCCATTTCTTTTGTAGTTCTTCTGTTAAATACATTGTTTATACCTCTTTTTATTTAATTAGAGTTTGTGAAATAGTTTTGGCGTAAGCTTCCATTGTTGGGTCGATAGAAGATTTCTTTTCTTCAACAATTTCAACTTCGTCATCTAATGCAGAACTGTCTGCAGCTTTAACTTGTGATTTGAAGTAACCTTCTTTAATCGTTTCAAGTTTTTCTGCAAATTCTTCATCAGTAGTAAATTCAACACTTTCTGCAAGTGATTTCATTTTTTCTACTTGAGTCTGCGATAGGCCTCCACATGCTGCGTAAATAGCCTCAGTTTTTTTATGTTCGTTTAATTCTTTTTTCATTGCAACGGCAGTATTGATTTGCTCGTTCAATGCTTCTTCTAGTTCTTCTACTTTAGTAGTCAATTCTTCAACCACATTTACTTTTTCTTCTGGAATGTCAATGTAGTGTTCTTCGAATAGACCTTTTAAGCCTTTGATGAAATCTTCAACAATTTCAGACTTCAAACCAGTTTCGATTGCTAATTCGTTTTCTTTTACCCATTCTTCTACCATGTAGTTTAGGTAATCATCAACTTTAGCTGCCAAATCTTCTTTGATAGTTTCAACTGCTTCTTCGAATTCTTCCATCAATTGTGCTTCAGCTTCAGCAATAACTGCTTCTGCTCTTGAAAGAACGGCAGCTTCAAAAATTGTAGTTGCCTTAGATTTGAAATCTTCTGAAAGGTTCTCACCAGATAACATAGCATCAATATCTTCTGCATATGACTGGAATGTTGCACCTGCGTTAGCTTGCATTTGTTGTGGTGCTAACTTACCTGCGATACGGTCACGAATTGCTTCGTAATTTGTTGCATCGCTTTGTGCTGTGTTTGTTAAGTCTTTACGGCCCATAGTTTCTCCTGGTTGACCTTGTGGTTTAGAAGCACCCACACCATCACCTTGAGCACCTACTGGAGGTGTGGCACCTGGAGGAGTTGCAGTTGGAGTACCTTTTGTATAATTAGGTAAACCATCATCTTCATCTTCTGGAGAGTCACCAATTTTACCCACATCTTGTTGTCCTGAAACAATAGATGTTGGTAACTTGCTTGGACCTACTCCACGTTGTCCTTGTTTTGACTTAATATTTGCGTCAAAAGTTGATTTAGAATCTTCGCTGATAACTTGCATAGCGGCGTCTGTTAATTTTCCCATTTGAAAATCTCCTTGATTTATATTGGATATTTATAATTAAAGTTTTTTCAGGAAGTTTTCAAAGATTTTTAGACTAACCTGTTCGATTTCTCTCTGTGAAGCAACACGAATTTGCTTAACAGCCTGAGAGTAATCTTGTTCAGTCCAAATACCATTGACCAACATCCATTCTTTTCCTTCCATGATACCTTGAACAAAGGCATCAGGTGCTGAAGGGTCTGCTACAATATCTGCCGCTGTGGCAAGATGAAAATCGTCTTGCACAATGTTAATACCGTTAATGCTCTTTAAGGAACCCATACCACGAGAAGATACACCAATCTGTGCACCACCCTCTAATAGATTCTTAACGATGGTACCCATTGGTGTGTCAAGAATTTTTGCTTTGCCTATCCAATTACTTCCATCCTGTTTCAACTCAGTAATGATGTGTGAAACACGGTCTAGATTGATACTTGGGGTGTCTGGATGTCCCAATTCACCGAAGGCACGATTTTTATTAACATAGTTTTCATTGTAACGATAGACTTCTTTTTCCATTACCTCTTTAAGGTATTTGCGTCCGTTACGATTAACCACTTCTGCTTGCAGAAATGGTCCTTGAATATATAATGATTTCTTACCGTCTTTTTCTTCAGTTAAAAAACTGACCGTTTCGGTAACTTCTTTAATGAGTTTCATACTCCCAAAGCCTTTCTTCTTTTTAATGCAACTTTTCTTTTTCTTATTGTCTGTTGCAATGCATGGCGGCGTTTAAATTTTGCCGTCCTCTGTCCCATCTTACGATGGCGTCTTTCTTGTGGTGACATACGAGTTAGTCTGCCACCACGTTCAATATATCCAGGTGTTGTAGATTTAACCACTCTACGCTGGACCTTACCTTTTCTTATTCTCAAACGGATAGATTTTTCTCTACCCATTTTATAAACATTTGATTCATCAATACTAAATTCAGAAGCAACCTTTAACTTTATTTCATCAATTATTGATTCGAATATTTCATTAATACGGTCAGTTAAGTTTGAGTTGGCTTCTACAAATCTATCATTTAGTATATTATCTACTAACTCACGCATCTTATGGTTCTACACCATAACCACCATAGTTAAATGCAGCTGGGTCAGTAAATTGACCACGGTCATAGTATGCGTTATCTTTACGAAGTTCTAAAACAATGTTATATGTCGTATTGGCAATTGCGGCACCATAAGTTTGAATACCAATATCACCATTAACACCAGCAGTACCTGCCGCATTGTTTGGAATAGTTATCCAATTGCCTTGACCGTTGTATTCTCCAACACCTTGTCCTGATACACCAATAATTGTTTTTGGTGTAGTAGCATTCCAGAATAAACGAGCATGACCAGTTCCTGAGAAGTTAGCTTCAAACCAAATTCTTTCTACCGATAAACCGTAATATGATTTGGCTGTATTACTTGCACTTAATGCACTTCTTAGTGGAACATTATTGGCATCTAAAGCACCATATAAACTGTTAGCAGAAATACGAGCAACGTTAGTTTCATCACCAGAAGCACCATCAAAGAAACCAGTAATCTTAATGGTCGCTTTTTGAGTAGTATCTTTCAACACTTGATATGTAAATTGATTTGCCATTTTTTATCCTATTCGTTATCTTCTGATATGCTTAATGTACCGTTAGAGTCGTAAGGTACCGTTACATATTTATTAATTTTATCTATGTAGTATAATGCTACCGTTTTACCATTAGCAAACTGTCTAACTGATTTTCTTTTCATTAATAACACAGCAGGCAAATCTTTTGGAGAAGGTTTCTTTTCTTCTCCTAACAATAACGGTAATTCTTCTAGTTGAAGTTCTTGGAATTCTTTAAGTGTTTTCACTCTCAATTTCCTGTGCTTCTGGTGCAATTAAATTTTTAGCAATTTCTTGTTTATGTGACTGAATATGTGCTGTCACTTTATCGTGAATGGCTGCATATAAAGCACTACGCATTTCAGTTGCGTTATCGTCATAAGCGTAATCAATAATTTGTCTAGTTGTGTCTGTCATGTTATTCTCCAATAATCTATTTATAGTATCTGTTTCAATCTGGTAAATACTCCAGGACTTTCTTGAACATTACCTTGGTCTTTAGTTTGACCTTGTTGGTCTGGTGGAATTCCACCTTGTTCTGGATCCGCCTGAACTTGTTGCATCATAGATGCTTGGGCAACATTATTGGTTACACCAACTGGTAAACCAAGACCTTCTGCCTTTTCTTCATCTATCTCTATTTGCATTTCTTTAATTTGGTCGTCAGTTAAACGTAGAACATTTCTTTGAATCCATGTTTGACTGAAATAACGACCTGTGTATGGGTCAACGGCACTCAATAAAGATAAACGATTTGTCATTAATTCTGCTTCTTTTAATTCTGAGAAGTTGTTATCTTTAATGAAGTCGTATTGGATGTTTTCTTTGAATTCGTCCCATTCTTCAGCGGTACAAATACCTTTTAGAATACATTGAACTCTTAATGCTTGGTTGAATACTTCAGAAAACTTATTTCTTAAACGGTCTACAAACTTAGAGAACTTTAATTCATCACGGGTGATTTCATTTGTTCTACCTAATGTGAAACCTGTGCTTTCTGGATTTAAACGAGAAACTGGAACATTAAGTGATTTGTATAATTTCTTTTCAAAATACTTAACATCTTCCAATTCACCTAAGTTTTGACCACCTGGTAGTGTGTCAATTTCTGTACCTTTTCCACCTTCTCTACGAGGCAACCAAAAGTCTTCCATCATTGATAGGAACTTACGGTCGTCACGAACTTCACCTGTGTTGGCATCATAGACAAGTTTGTTCTTATACTTCACCATGATGTCACGGAGATACTGTTCTGCTTTTAATTTCGGAAGGTTACCCACGTCAATATAAAAAATACGGCGTTCAGGAGCACGAGAGATACGATAAATGACTGTTGCATCTTCAATCATCCTTAACTGGTTGAGTGGTTTAATTGCTTTGTGTAGATATGATAATACCACTGCTCTACGAGAGTCCATCAAACCAGAAACTACTGAAATAATAGAATCTGTTGTAATACGAACACCAACTGGACCAAAATTTCCACTTTGACCTGTGGTTACTTTATCATTGTAGATGTAGTATTCATTGACTACATTCATTGTTTCTACACCAGTTCTTTCATCTTTTTTCTTTTTGATTTCACGAACTTTGCGTAGTTTTCTTGGGTCAATGTATCGTAATTCTTTGACACCTTCAATAGGATTTTCTCTATCAATAATAACATGGTAATACATTCTACCATCCACATAATATCTACGGAAGATATCGTGTGCCATATTTTTGAAGTTTAATAATTTTAAAATATTACCAAATTCTGATTTGATAGATTCTTTAATTTTATCTGACTGTTTCAGATTATCCAAAACGATTTGAATGATTTTACCATCTTCGTCTTGGCAAATAGCTTCATTAACTATATCATCTATTGCAGATTCAATTTCTGGTTGCATAGCCATTTCACGATAACGAGAGATGAGTTCTACCTCATTCTTTGCTGTACCGTCTAGGTCAACATATGTGCCATAATAGGCCGCAGATGTAATAGTTAATGCGCCATCGTCATTGTTTGGTGGCGAAAAGGAAGGAGCAACGGCCTGTTCTTCCTCGTTTTTGTCCCGAGAAATAGTAAAACCGAAAAGAGAGAATTTGTTTAGAGCTGCCATATATTTTTACCCAATTCAAAAAAACATAAAAGAGAGGACCGAAGTCCTCTCATGAAAAATAACTTAACTAGTTGTATTTGATTCCCAATATTGGAAAGCAAAGGTTGCACCATATTCTTCAATTGAATCATTGTTAGACCAATCTAAGTCAATAGCTGCCACATCAACAGGGAACAGACCAACAAATTTATAAGATTTGATGATGTCACCAGTTTTACTATATTGATTTACAACTGCGTCTACTGAATACTCAGAAGGACTCATTGCAGATGCACTTCTAATATTAGATGCATTACTATTGATTGAATTCATCCATGATTCAAGAGCATTACGAATAGCAAAATCTTCATCATTAATAATTTGTAATGACCAATCGGTGAATGTTCTGTTTCCAGCAAATTTCATTTCACGACCAAAATAATAAACAGGTACCTGGTTAATTGTAGAACCAGGTAACTGAGTAGTTTTAGCCATAAACGAAACTTTTGAACCAGCAACCACACCATTTGTTACAAATGCTGGGAATGTTAGTGTCACTTGGAACAGATTGGGACGGGCACCGTCCCCAATCATTTGCGCTCTGAAGTCGTTTACGTTGAATGCCATTTAATTTCTCCTATATCTCTATTATTTATTAAGCACCAACAATCGTTGTGAAGTTAACACCTGTTCTAACTGCCACAAAATTTAATTGGATATAGTTAATAGAACGAGCTGGCTTGATGTAAATATCACCAACAAACTGGTTAGAATCGATAACTTGGCCAGTATTATTAGTTGTATCACACACTACTTTGAAGTCTGTAATACCACGGCGACCTTGAATATCACGTAAGAATGGTGTTACTAAAGCAACAAATTGAGCTCTTGTGAATTCATCATTAAATTCAAACAATGAATACTTAGCTGCATTTGCAATTGCCTTTTCTAACACAATGAACAATCTACGAACATTGATACGGTCAAATGCTGATGGTTTAACTTGTAAAGTCTTGTCACCATATAGAACTGTACCTTGACCTTGTAGAGAAATAACAGGGTTTACACCTGCTGTATACAATATGTCACGGTCTGTCTTAGATGGATTCCATGCCAACTTAACAACATTCTTTAGATTACCACGATTCAAACCAGCTGGTGAATACCATGGGTCACGAACTGTATCTGTGTATACACAAAGACCAGCAGTGTCACCGTTAATTGGAACATAACGATATGTGTTGTTATACTTGTCAAACATATACTTCCAACCAGAATCAACAAAAGCGTATGATGTTGAACGGCTTAAAGCATTTAACCATGTTTGGATTAATGTTGTTTCATTACCACGTTGGTTAACAACTGCTGAGTATGGTGGAGATAAGAAAGCCACACAGTCTTGGCGAGCATTAACTACGTTATCAATGATGTATTGTTGAGTTGTGGTATTTGCATCTCCAGATAATACTAGAGAAATATCTACGTCATCTTTGTTTGTGAAGAAACTATAACCATTTTGTACCGTTGCGTCTGTTACTGCATAATCAGCACCTCTTGCAAATGGGAATGTTCTTGTTAATCCAACAGAAGCAGTATTTGAACCACCAATAACAGCAAATGAACCGTTAGCGGCAGACATATATGAACCCCAAGCTAATGTAGAACCACTACCAGTAGCAGTGTTTGCATAATCAACTGGATCCATAGAGTAAATCCACTTAGATTCATTGAATAGTTTTAGTTTATAGTAGTTTGAGTTACCGTTTTTATCAACACCATCAAAGGCTTTTGATAGGTACGGCCATGTTTCTAATACAGTTCCTTTTGTTCCTGTGATTGAACCACCAGTATCAACAACAATAATGTGTAATTCGTCATTAGTTGTATTGGCTGCAGCACCCAAAGCGGATGTACCAGGAGCACCAGGGAAGTATGAAGCACAGTTAATAGTTGAACCGGCAATAGAAGCATCAATTGTCCAGTTGGCAAAAGTGTTTGCACTATCAGCAACAGAAACAGTTAATGAGTTACCAAGAGCACCTGGATACTTAGCCGCAAAAGGACCAAAATAGTTACTATTATTGTTATACAAATAACTATATTCGTAAGCACCGTCATTGTTAATCTGTCTTGCTAATGCTGAAGTATTTGCATGAGCATTGTAACTGTTAGCTACACGAACCACTTTCAAATTATTACCATATGCTAAGAAAGAGGCACATGTTAAGAACGGAATATAAGTATTTGCATCAGGACCTTGTGGTGCAAAAGTATTGACGAGAGTGATTTCACTATCGACTGTTACACGTTTGTTTACAGGACCCCATGGAAAGGCACCAGCGAAAGCGCCAGCAGTAGTAAGAACTGAAGGAATAACTGTCGTTAAATCGACTTCAGATACATTTACGCCTGGAGAGAGTTGAAACGCCATTTTTTTCTCCTTGAAATATTATGTGTTTAGGTAGTTAAAATACCATATTGATATTTATGTTTAATCGGTTTTACAATCTTTTCCAGAAATTCCTAGAGTATTCTTCGTAAGTTCCACCACCATCTACGGTTTCCCAAACATCTCCACCTTCTAACATAAACTCATTTTGTAATCCATCATCTGCCACAAATGTTGGAGGAGTTATTTCATCCACCTGATTCATGGTTTCCAATTGAAATTGTTTTCTTAAATCATGACTTACAATTTCTCTAAAGTATTTTTGAGTGGTTGCCCAAGCAAAAATTACTAAAGACATGACTAAATCATCATTTGCACCTTCTTCTGCGGCAAAAGAATTCTTTTCTGCCACAAAAGTTGTTAATTCAGAATAAGTATCAAAATCTTGAATTAATAGTTTATCACCTTCAATTAAAGTTTTCAGATTGGCACAACCAATCTTCTTGACTTGAGGTGACATTTTCAAGCCTAATTGAACACCTCTTGCAAATCCTGCCGATAATTGTTGTGGTTTTTTGTTACCTGTGAATACTTTCCATAAGTTTTCATACTCCAAATCACTATGAATAATATCTGCTACTTGTGGAGTATTATTAATTTCAACCAAAACATACGCATCATTATATAGTTTTGCTGTATTATATATAACAGTTGGAAACAGTATAGGTGAAATCGATGAACTCTTATATGTTGCCACCTGTTTATATGGTGTTTCTGAAATATCAATTACTGAGAAAGCCGAACAGTCTAAGTTTCGACCTTCCGAAACGTCAACCGTGATACAATATATGTGGTCTTTAACGGCACCATCAACTTCTTTGACAGGTTCTTCATAGATTTTTAACAAATCATATATGTGAGTTGGGTCACGATATACCAATCTTTGTAGTTTACCACCAGCAATCAATGTATTTGAAGAACCTAGGAACTCAGTTTCAAACTCTTGTGCAAACTGTCGTTCAGAAGTATTTCGAATAGTTTCTTCACGCCACTTAGCATCTCTACCTGGAACTTGTGACCAATGAATCTCAAATGTTACATAGTTATTCTTCTTATTAATGGCATCCATCCATAGTTTATAGAATAAATTCATACCATTAGGAGTGGAAACAATAATAATCTTTGTAGTTTTACCAGATGAAATTACCGGATATACTGAGTTAAAGAACTCATTGGCAATATTACCAGGAACGAAAGCGAATTCGTCTAAGAAAACTATGTTAAAAGAACCGCCTCGGACTGCTGAGGACGATGTGGACGCAGCGATTAACTTAGACCCGTTCTCTAGTTCGACATTACCCTTGTTCCATGTCACAATGCCTTGCTGAAGCCACATTGGTAAGTTTTCATATGCCAGTTGGTATTTGGCAAGAATATCACGAGCAAGAGAACCTTTGTTAGCAAGAATGGCAACTGATTGTGAATCACTAAAAATAGTGGCATGTAAAAGATAGGCAACTGTTGTGGTAGTTTTACCAACCTGACGAGGACATTTTGTGATAACAAAACGATTATCTCGGAACAACCTAATCATTTCTTCTTGGAAGTCCCACATCTTGAAGTTCATTAGACCTTCATCAACGTTTACAATCTTAATATATTTTTTGGCAAAGTAAACAGGGTCTTTAGAACACTTAATATATTCTTCAAGTTGCGCTTCAGTATATTGGTGTTGAACACCAGCTCTTTTTAGAAGGGGGTTATCACGGTAAGAATCTTTATTGACATTACTCATAGAATAATTCTTCCGTTAAAATCTTTGCGTGGGGTGATGATGGGTCATTATGATAGTCTGTTCCAAAATGTGGAATCCAAGTTGATTCAAAATTATTTAGTGGAATGACTGCTCTTTGATTAAAACCAGCTGGAACATTCAGGTACATATTACCTATA